ATTATCGGGTAAATTTGTGTCAAACTCAGGTAACTTTACTAACTCATCAACCTCGACAGAGGGTGTAACAGATGTGACATCATCATCATCAAATACAGTATCCATTTCAGTCTTTTTGACTGTTGGGGCTTTTCCAAATCTGTCCTTAACAGTCACGCCTTTTTGTGATAAAGCTTGCCTAAGTATTTCTTTACCACTCACATCACTGTTCTTTTGTATATTAGCTAAAATACTTTTTGTTAAATATTCTTCACC